CGGAGATTTTTTTGTTTTTAAAAAAAATAAATTTGCCTAAATATTTCCCTTATAGTAAAACTGATTATGCCAAAACAAAAGCAGTACAAAAAGTTTATACCTTTGAAAAATGCACCAGCAGGTAAAAATATATCTAACTATCCTTATGTAGAGATAGAATGGGTTGATATCGAGGGTGACGACGGCTGGAGTACATTATCAACACTAGACAAAGATAAACTTCCTGTTGCAGTGTCTAAAGGCTATCTATTAAGCCAGCGTAAAGGTGTTACTAGAATTTTTAGAGATTATATTAAAAGCAAAGAAGGTAACACTTTTGAAGATATAGGTAGTACTGTTATAATTCCAACATCTGTGATAGTATCTATAAAAAAATTGGAGATATAATGCCATTCAAATCAAACAAACAAAGAAAATATTTATATTCAGAAAAACCTGAAGTAGCTAAAAAATTTGCAAGAGATTCAAAAAAAGATGGAGGTGTAATGAAGAAACATAGTAAAAAACATACTGCCAAACACATGAAAGTAATGAATACAGCCATGAAAAAAGGTAGTAGCTTTAAATCTGCACATAAAAAAGCCATGAAAAAAGTTGGAAAATGAAAATTTTAAAAGCAAACAATCCTGAACCTGGTAGGACACCTATTGTTATTGCAATTTCAAATCTTTCTAATTTAAAATTAAGAGATTATTATAATCCTGAAACCATGAATGGTAGAACAAAAAGATATAATACTTATTTAAAAAATTCTTTTGATAAAGAAGGTATGAGAGATCCTATAAAAATTACACGTGTTGACAATGGTAGATGTAAGCCTTACATTAAAGTTCCCAAAGGCGGAAACAGATGTCACTGGGCCAAACAAAATGGCTACACACATATAGAAGCTTATTGGCTATGAAAAAAAATCCCACACTAACTAAAAATATGCCTTATGTTAAACATAATCAAATACCTCCAGTTAAAGGACCAGATTCACAAGGAATTAAAACACCTATACAAGAACCAAAAAGATTTAAAACTATCCTTACTGTTTCAAAGCCAAAAATTTAATTTATTGTTTCTGTCTTTTCTGGCAGTTCAGGTGATTCTTCTGTTATGTCTACTGCTGTACCTTCTATAATATCTTTGTGATCTTTTAAGATATCTTTCATTCTATCTTCTAGCTCTTGCTCTGATAGATTATCTATACTGCCTGTCATAATTAATTTTTGATCTACATACAATCCGCCGGCCTTGCCTCGCGCTACTTCAGCATTTGTTGCAGCGGACCAAGCACCTTTTGCTCTAGCATCATCTCTAATTTTTGCTAGTTCTGTGATATGTCTTTCAAATGTGATTCCATATTTTTCTTGTACCTCTGCTCTCAATTCTCCTATATATCTAACTACCAATGGAGATATTTTTGGATTTCGCAGTTCTGATGCAGCTTGTCTGGGACGGGTTTTATAGCCTGCTTCTTTGGCACATTCAGCTGGTGAAAGTCTGCCTTCATTATATACTAATAACTCTGCAAACTTTATTTGTCGTTCTGTTAATTTGGCTGGTACTCCCATGACTTGACTTATATCGTAAGTAGGCGTACAAGTCAACGCAGATGAGAACGATTCTAAATAGAGGTTTGCACGATGAAAAAAGAGTCTGACCTTTGGAAACTTTTAAAGAAAAATACACCCGATATTAAGTGGACAAGACTCGAGTCTTGGTCATCATTTGGTACACCGGATCTGTTGGGATATCACGATAGTTGTGGATTTTTTATGGTTGAGATGAAACTAATTCATGACAAAAAAATAAGGTTTTCACCCCATCAAATACTGTTCCATTCCACCATGACAAAACGTAATTTCATATTGGTTGGACAAGGCCAGGACGCCGGTCCTCGGTCCATAAAACTTTATGGAAGTTCCTCGATCCTTGGACTGCTTGAAGACTATAGAGAAGTACCGCCCGTGGCCCAGGACGACTGGGGTCACATCAACGCTTGCCTGCTCGCGAACCGCTCGTAACCTTTCCCTGCTTGTTGCTCGTGGGCCCACCCGCCCGCTCGCGCTCGCTCGCTCGCTTGCGCTCGAGCTCCTGCTCGCGCTTCGCGCGTCGCCTGTACTCTTCATAAAATTTTGGATGTTTGAAGACGTGCATTATTTATCTTGTTTAATTTTATATAAGACAGCAGCGTCCTGCTTGGTAATCAAGTTGTTCCGGATCTCCCACATAAACTTGTCAACTTTTTTTAAATAAGCTTTGGGCAGCTCTTCCCTGTCTCGAAGGAAGTAATGCGTCAGGTCGTTGTGTTTAATTCTTTTCATTAGTGCTTGCCATAACATACATTTGAAACTGATCTATCCCAACAAGCCCGGCAATCTTTACATTGGCCGCCTTGAGTAGGAGCCGGGCAGGATGCATCCTGCCCGCTTGTCACGGTTGAAGTCCAAGGCCAAAAATTAACTGGGCCCTGGTCCACCATGTGAGAAGACATTCTAATTATTAAATTTTTTGGAACTGTTTCCGGGTCTATATCTTTTAAAAATTGCGCTTCGCGGGTCGGGATCCAATGCTTGGTTTCCGGTGTTAGCTCGCAGACCCTGAATATCTTTTGAAGGTGGACAGCGTCCTGGATATCTCCGGCGTCATGCCATCTAAAATATTTTTGCCTGATGATTTGGGCCACCATGGCCGCGATCCAGCGCTGGTCCTTCAACGCTTCGAGTCTTACATATTGCGCAGCTTTAATTGCCGGGTATCTTGTATAGTTACCCTTCAGGGCATAACAGCCAGCGCACACGCTGCCGGGAATATTCCGGAGCTTCGCGCCCGTTTTGCATTCCCACGCTGGCAAGCTGTAACTCAAGCCAGGCATTTTTGAGGTTCTTGTTAGCGAACCGGTGATTTCTTTTGCTTCTTTTACTTTCATTTCTCGCTCCTTTGTTAAGTACTATATAATCCCATAATTAAATAAGTCAATAGTTTTTTTTGCTTGACAGCTCGCGCTTGTGAATCTAGGGCCCACCCTCCCGGGCTTGCTCGCTCGCTCGCTCTCTTTCTTTTTTATTTTTTTACTGATCCCAGGTCTATCCCAGTGAAGAGCCCGGTGACAATTGTTTAACGTCCGGACAGGGCTCATATAAAATAGACCAGGGATCAGCACCGGCCCAATGGTTATCTCCCAGGGCCGATACAGACTATATATCCAGCATGTTTGAGTTTTTAATTCCGCAACATGCAAAGGGGAATTCTTTAAACTTCTTTTTTAAAACCAAAAGGACTTTCATATTTTACAATAGAATAAGTCACGTCCTTATCCTGATTAATTAAAATATATCCTTGTAGTTTTTCAGTTGCTATATTTCCGAACTGTGTAAAGTCAGCTATATCATAACTGTTTTCTATATTGTCGTAATGTGTTTCTTTTATTATTAAGTACATCATATTTGTTTTCTCCTATTGGTTATATATACTATTAGATTATCCCATAACAATATAAATGTACAGATATTTATTTTAGTTATACACAAATAAACTTCTTGACAGTTATGGGATTATATGATACCCTTGGACGGTGGCTGGGGATGGTGGTTATATTATATATATGGCTTGTGACCTCGGGGCCCACCCTCCCCTAAAAAAAAATAAATTTAACTGTTGACAGGTATTGACTATTGTAGTATAAATTCCCATATGTATAACAAAAACCAAGGAGTAGAGAATGAGTAAAATAAGAATGAACACCGAGTTAAGAAACAAACTCTTTAATAAAATAAAACACACCTTTGAGAATGAGGACACACAAGAACGAGAGGCATTTCTTCAAGCAAGAGAGAGTGTTGACCACCATTATAAATATGCAAGTGAACTTGCAAAGTTAGTGGTTGAGAGAGCATATCCAACAGATGATGTTGCAACATTAAGAACTTTCAAAAAGAAATATGGAAGTCCTTGTGATGTTGTAGCAAAAGATAAATGCTTTTACTTTGCACACAACGAGGGTGTTGATGATGAGGGAGAACCAACAGAAACAAAATCACACTTTGATTTTGGTTTGTTTGGCAATCTAAATGGTAGTGAGTATAGTGATGAGGACGGCAAGAAATTTGCAGTTGCATATTTTAGAGAAGATTTAAAAGCTATGGATTGCAACCCAGATATTTATGCTCAACAATCCGAGAACAAAGATAACCCACACAAAACAAAACATGTTGAAGAATGTATGAAAGCATTGGGATATACTAGCTATCATAATAGCGATAACACAGGTATGGCAAAAACTTTTAATGACCAATACTATCTTGATGTAATTGGAACATCTTATTGTCGTTCAAGAGCAATCGCATGTACTAAAAATGAGTACGAACAATTTGAAACTTGGCGAATTGCAAAAGGTAATCTAGTTGTTAATCATCAAAAATGGATTGATACAATTATGAAACAATGCGA